TTACAGCCGGCGTCTGCTATCCCCGCGATGGCGCAGCGTAAGCAGGAACAACCAGCAGAGCGAGCCGATAGAGCACCAGAACAGCGCGCTGAAAATCCACGCCAGCTCCTGCCAGAAGGAGCGCGCTTCCCCGCCCCACAGATGCAAAAGCACCAGGCAGAGCGGCGCGGCGATAAGCGCGCCTGCCAGCGGCTTAAGTTCACGGCCCCGTCTGGCGCAAACACCCGCCACAGCGCCAGGCAGCATAAAAGATAAAATTCCCAGATCCATCGATCCGGCACCTGGCGCGAACGTACCCGGTACCATTTTTTGTGCCATGAATACCGCCAGAAACAGAATAAAACAGCAGGCGGTCGCAGCCCGGCTATGACGTCGCATCAACAAATATCCCCCTGATAGTGCCTGTATCAACCTGATCTCCTCTCCGCCGGTGCGGATGTTTAGTCAGATAAAGCATGGCGGCAGTCCGTGCCTCATAATTAACTGCGGGTAATAGAATATTCTTGCTGGCCGATACTATTCATAACGATTAAACTAGCGGCGGCTAAAAGCTTATGCAGACGAAATAATGGCTCCGGAAAAAGCGCACTTCCGGTAAAACATAAGCAAAATCCTAGCCCAGAAGCCTCTCCTTTTCAACAACTTACTGGTAAACAAGAAGTTAGCCTCCGTGAATATAAACGTCGCAGATTTGTTAAACGGGAATTACATCCTGTTATTATTTGTGGTGCTGGCGCTCGGCCTGTGTCTTGGTAAATTACGCCTGGGTTCTGTGCAACTGGGTAATTCCATTGGCGTTTTAGTCGTTTCATTATTATTAGGCCAGCAGCATTTTTCGATTAACACCGACGCGCTTAACCTCGGCTTTATGCTGTTTATTTTTTGCGTCGGTGTCGAAGCCGGCCCTAACTTTTTTTCTATTTTCTTTCGCGACGGTAAGAATTATCTGATGCTGGCGCTGGTCATGGTCGGCAGCGCTCTGCTCATTGCGCTCGGGCTTGGCCGCGCGTTCGGCTGGGATATCGGCCTGACCGCCGGGATGCTGGCGGGTTCAATGACCTCCACCCCCGTGCTGGTGGGCGCGGGCGACACATTACGCCACGCTGGTATGGAAGGCGCACAGCTTGCCCAGGCGCTGGATCACCTGAGCCTCGGCTATGCGCTGACGTACCTTATCGGGCTGGTAAGCCTGATTTTCGGGGCGCGCTACCTGCCGAAGCTTCAGCATCAGGATCTGCAAACCAGCGCCCAGCAGATTGCGCGCGAGCGCGGTCTCGATACCGACGCCAACCGCAAAGTCTATCTGCCGGTTATCCGCGCCTATCGCGTGGGGCCGGAGCTGGTCGCCTGGGCCGATGGCAAAAACCTGCGCGAGCTTGGCATCTACCGCCAGACCGGCTGTTACATCGAGCGTATTCGCCGCAACGGCATTCTTGCGAGCCCGGACGGCGACGCGGTCTTGCAGATGGGCGATGAGATTGCGCTGGTAGGTTACCCGGACGCACACGCGCGCCTCGACCCGAGCTTTCGCAACGGTAAAGAGGTGTTCGACCGCGATCTGCTCGACATGCGCATCGTCACTGAAGAGATTGTGGTGAAAAACCACAACGTGGTGGGCCGCCGTCTCGGCCAGCTCAAGCTCACCGACCACGGCTGCTTCTTAAACCGCGTCATCCGTAGCCAGATTGAGATGCCGATTGACGACAACATCGTCCTTAACAAAGGCGACGTCTTACAGGTGAGTGGTGATGCCCGACGCGTGAAAACCATCGCCGACCGTATCGGGTTTATCTCCATCCACAGCCAGGTGACTGATCTTCTCGCCTTCTGCGCCTTCTTTATTGTCGGCCTGATGATCGGGATGATCACTTTCCAGTTCAGCTCGTTCAGCTTCGGTATCGGTAACGCCGCCGGTCTGCTGTTTGCCGGGATCATGCTCGGCTTCCTGCGTGCCAACCACCCGACGTTCGGCTATATCCCGCAGGGCGCGCTGATGATGGTGAAAGAGTTTGGCCTGATGGTGTTTATGGCGGGCGTGGGCCTGAGCGCGGGCAGCGGCATCGGCCACGGCCTCGGCGCTGTGGGCGGCCAGATGCTGTTTGCGGGTTTGATAGTGAGCCTGCTGCCAGTGGTGATTTGCTTCCTGTTCGGCGCGTATGTGCTGCGCATGAACCGCGCGCTGCTGTTTGGCGCGATGATGGGCGCACGCACCTGCGCCCCGGCGATGGAGATCATCAGCGATACCGCGCGCAGCAATATCCCGGCGCTCGGCTACGCGGGCACCTATGCGATTGCCAACGTGCTGCTGACGCTTGCCGGTACGCTTATCGTCATCATCTGGCCCGGCACATAAAAAAACGAGAAATTTTGCAGATGGCGCGAACTTTTCGAAAAAGCATCAGTCTCAATTAGTGCCACTGCTTTTCTTTGATGTCCCCATTTTGTGGAGCCCATCAACCCCGCCATCTTGGTTCAAGGTTGATGGGTTTTTTCTTTTCTGTTTTTAAAATGCTTGTAAATCATTAAGTTAAACGGCACTTATTTTGTCGTTGGCGACAAAATGGCGGCACATTTGTCACTGCCTTTTTTCTTGTCTAGCTTTGCCAAAGATAAAGCCATTAAAACCTCTTCCACGAATCTATAAGCGCGCCGTCTGGAAATTTCAGTTTTCAGTTTTTCCGCCATACCGCCACAGCCCGCGCCACGCCTGGAATCGCGGGCTTTTTATTGCTCGACACGCCCGCCCCTCTCGATCCTCCCCAAGTGGCGTAAAATTTATTTTCTTTTTATATTTCCTGCACTTACGATTTTTGCCAGATCCTTTTCAGATCCTTGAAACTGAAAAAAAGTGAAATTCTTTTCAATCTTTTCATTTTGCGTTTTCACGCAAAAGCCCAGTGGCGGCGCGGGCTGGCGATATCGTTTGTAAAAAAACAAAACTGAAAAATTTTTGCGATCCAAAACTTGCAGGCGGGTGCGGTGTAGTGCCGTTTTTGTCTGCGAACGTTTTATTTTGTGGGGCTGCGGCTGCGCCAGCGCAACGAGGCGGGCGCGATCGGTTTGAGGGGTGGCGGTGCGTGGTCTGGCGGCTGCGTGCGCCGTGGTGCGTTCTGTGCGGGTTTATGACGGGCGTAAAAAAGCCCGCGCTGCGGCGGGCTGTGTGATGTGGATCAGGCGATTATTTTTTCGTACTTGCTGCGGGTCTTCGTGGCCTGCGTTGCTGTCTGTGTAAATTCTGCGGCGCTGGTCGGCGCGCCGGTGCCAGGGTGCGAATGACTGGCGCACTGGCTGGCCAGCTGCGCCAGCAGGTCTATTGTGTCCAGCATCATCTGTAACGTGTTTACGCCCTCGCTGCCGATATGCACCGTTGGCCCCATGATTTGCTGACCACCTGCAGCAATGCTTTTGCGCAGCTGCGCGATTTTCTCAACAAGCCCGCCCCCGGTCTGCGTCTCGATGTTCCCCTTAACGCGTGTGGTCTGCTGGCCGTCAATCTCCGCTTCGGCGTCGCCTTCAACGCGGGCCAGAAACTTTCCGCTGGCTGCGATGGCATAATCGCCGGTGGCCACATGCTGAACGGCTCCGGCCATCAGCGTGACCGTACCCAGTACCGTGGTTTTATCGGTGGCCTTAATCGTGGTTTCACGGCTGACCAGTTCGCGGCTTTCCTGGTCTGCGGTCACTTTGCGGATCATGGACGTTTCGCGGATGGCCTGGTCGGTCTTGCGCTCCCAGTCACCGGCCTGCGTTACCCGCTGCGATACTTCTTCGCGCTGCTGTTGCAGCTGCTCGCCCGGCTTCACATCCGGCAGGCTTGTGCCGTCCGCCACGGTCTGGCGGATAAAAGGTTTATCTGCCCGGCCACCGGTAAAGCCCACCTCTACCAGCGTCCCTTCTGGCGGGAACTGAAAAAGACCGGAATCATTGCCCGCCATCGGCACCGGTAGCGGTACGGCGGAATAGACCGGCGTGTTGTTATCCGGCTTGCCGTCTGCGTCAAGCAGCTGCACATCAACGGCATAGCGCGGGCGGAACGGATCGGCAAAATTGCCGCTTGTCACCGGCTCACTGTGCGCCACTACCCTGGCGAACTTCGGCAGATGCAGCCCGGACGCCAGCTCCGGGTAATGGGTTTCAATCTGGCGCTGTGCCGGTGTTTTCTGCAACGGCTTGCCGGTGGCCTTGTTGCGCGGCGTCCATGTGATGGCCATGTTGTCATTTTGCAGGTTTACTTTTGTTACCCGCTCGCCGTTCACCTCCACGCCGGGCCGCAGGGTCTGCACCAGAGGAATGGTCATGGTGTTGCCACCTGCCGCGCCCTGGTTGAAGTCTGCCGGAATTTCGACGGGTCGCCCGGCAAACAGCGCCTTTTCTGCGCCGCCCAGATACAGCGAACCATCCGGCAGCTGATACCACACATAATCATTAATCCCGAAAGCGCGCCCCAGATTATCCAGCAGCTGAAAGCCCGTGCCGGAATGGGTAAAGTGCGGGATGGGCTTGTCGCTGTAGTCGGCATCCGGCACCGTCAGCGTGATGCCGCTGTGTTCCGTCAGCCAGCTGGCGATTTCGCGCAGCGTGGGGTGCTGGAATGAACACGGCCAGCCGCGTTCGAACACGCCGACCAGCTCACGCACAAAAAGACGCTGGAAACCTTTTTCGGCGGGCTGCGAGCGCTCCACATAACCGGTAAACCAGCGCAACACTAAATCGCTGTAGCCCACATCAAGCCGCACAAGCTTGCCGGTGTAGTCGGTGTCAGTTTCCACCGTGATAAATCCGCGCCCGCAGCTGTTCAGCTCAAGCACCATATTCACATCAACCAGATGCACCTCATCCGTGGACAGATGCAGGCGTTTAACAGGCTTCATGCTTACCCCAGCGCATCGTTAACGGGTTTCAGAACCCGGCTTTCAAACCATGACAGCTTTTCCGCATCCTCTCCGGCGCTCGTCTGGCCACCGGCACCACCTCCGGCCCCGGCTTTCTGGGTTTTGCTGTCCGTTCTGGCCGTCGCCCGCGCCTCGCGCTTTTCCTGAACGCTGAGATGTTCGGTAAGGGTGAACGTAACCAGCCAGGACATGCGGCCATCCTGCGGCGGTGCGTCCACTGTGCCGGTAAAAGTGGCCTCACGCAGATTCACGGCGCGGGCCACCTCATTGGCCACGCGGTAAACCTGCCGCTTGCCGCCCGCGTCGGTGGCGTTCGCCAGGGCAAAAATGCGCGCCAGCGTGTCAATCTGTTTAAACGGTACTTCGCCGTTGACGCGCAGTTCTTTGCCTTTGGCGCCCTGCTCGGCTTTTGTGGTGGCGCTGGTCTGCCCGCTCTGGTCTTTGTCAGCAAACTGCTGGCTTACCGTCACGCGCATGTTTTTCAGCGGGATAGCTTCGCCATTAAGCGCCAGTGTTATTGTCGAACTCATGGATCATTCCTTTAATTCCGTCGAGATTATCACCGGCCAGCATCATGGCCGCGCTGTGTACGGCGGACAGCTCCGGGATGCCCTGCATCAGCGCCCGCGTGAGCGTTGCCGCATCCCCTTTCGCCGTGAATACCCAGGCGCGGGCGCTTTTCCCGGTTAGCTGGGTAAGCCCGTCCGCCACCTCAGAAAGCAGGCTGGCGCGCTGTGCAGCGAACCCGGCCAGCGCGCTTTTGATGCCGCCCATATCGATCCCGGCGCTGGCCGCCTGCCGGGCGCTGGCCACTGCCCTGGCATTCATCACGGCGCGGCTTGTCGGAACGGAAAGCGGCAGCGCTGCCGGCAGGCCGCTTTCACCCCGCGCCGGCAGCTGCATTCTGACCGTGGCCAGCTCCGCCGCCGAACGGGCAAGGCGGCTCACCTGGGTGAACGCGGGCGCGGGAAAAACCTGCGTCAGCGCGTCAAGACGGGTAATAAAATCAGCCTGCGTCTGCCCGGTCACAAGCATAACCACCACATCACGCACGCCCGCCGCGCTGGCCAGCTTCCCGGCCAGATACGCCACGGCATTGGCCGGGCTTAAGTACGCGCCGTTATCGGTCTGCTGGCCCACCCCGTAAAGCCACGGATGGGCCGGAACGATGGCGCAGCTGAGTGATGAAAACGCATCAGAAAAAGCCAGCCTGGCTTCACGCCACATTTTCCGGAACCTCCGGCCACTCGATATCCTCCACGCCGGAAAAGACCAGGCGATTCAGGCGCACGCGATAGGTTTTCCACGCCAGCAATTGCGCCTTTTCCTCGTCAGTGGCAACCCCCAAATCATCCGCATCCTGCAACGGGGCGATTTTACCCGCCGCCATTACCAGCAGTTCGCTGCGTTTACTTTCTGCCTGAGCAATAATTTCCTGTTCCGTAAACTCGCGGGGTATGATTTTTTCTCCGTTCCACATCCATTCCCCGTAATTATTCAGACCATCCGGCACATCAGCGGATTTAACTTCCGTCACGGAAAGACCGGACGGAAACAGGCGCGAGGCATCAGCATGAAACGAGCGTATAATGCCGTTATCATCAAAACAGATTTTCATTGTGTCAGCCTCAAAACGCGACATATGGTAATACCAGTCAAGGCCATCTTCGGTTTGCAGATAAATAGCCGGAATCATTAAATCTATATATTCCGGTGTATATTGTTCAAAGCTTTTTAATGTCAACATTATGCCGTGTGTCCGATAGTCATCCAGCCTACTGCCGGATAATATTTTTGTATAGGTCGATAAAAAAGCGTGTCATTAACCGGCTCGTCACCTTCTGCGTTATAACCGGTTAGCACACACCCGCCCGGCACGCGCTGCCATGCATTTTTTGCAATAGTGAAGGAACCTTCAGCTCCTAATGACACATCACTAACAAAGTTCTGCCGAACCCATGCTGTCGATGAATAGTTATTTATAACCCAGTCAGTACGCGCAAGCTGAATAATATTATTGGAGGCGATACTACGGATATATGGCGCGTTTTCGCTGCCCCCAATCAACCCCACCCAGTTAACGCCGTCCCTTAACACATACCGCGCATCGAAATTACTATAACTACCAGGGGACATCACGCCGGGAGCTTTAAAATCGCCGGTTACAGGATCAAATAACCATTCTTTGGAAACGCCGTTATCTCCGATAACCTGAATAATTCCCTGCGCGAACCGGGCATCGCCATATGTCAGCATCCCGAGACTTACCGCCGTGCCATATCCGTAAGTATCAGTATAAATAATGCCCTTAATAATTGGATGATACTGGCTTGCGCCTTTTAATGCTGCGTACCCGTATTTTTTCATGAACGGAGCGGCGGCATTTTTGTACTGTTCAGCAAAAGACCCTGCCCCCTTCCACTCTGCGCCTTTTACATTAAAATTAAGGGCATCATCAATATAAGCGGCAGTACCTCCCGCAGTTGATAAAGCGCCAATTTCTGCCGGTGTCGGCTTACGATTTGTTGAATAAACTTCTGCCCAGCTGGCCCACGGTCCGTTACCGTTCCATGGCCCCGTCAGGCCCCGGATAAATTTCCGGCTTTGCGAATACGTGGTGTACTCCTGCACGCAACCGTAAGCCGCTGGCGTCACGGTCAGAGTACCGGACAACTGAATCGGATAATGAAACTCTGTTTTGGCGTTCGCATCATAGTCCTGGCAGTAAATCCCGATGTGTTCAGGCTGGCCCAGTGTGTTCAAATCTACCGCAAGCGGCCTTTTTGTAACCTGTAAGGCGTTTACAATGCGCGAATCATCCCCCGCCGCCACGGTATCCGCCTTTGAACCCACATCCAGCAGCGCAGCGCCCTTAAGTTTCAGGCTTTCCCGCGCCTTGCTGACGTCCTGCAGATCGGCCAGATTTTTTGATTTTTCCAGGAACAGGCTGCCTTTCGGGCGCAGGTCGGTGATTGTGCCGTCCGCCTCAATCCGGGCCACGGCAAAAACGTAATGTTTAACGCCGTTCTGCTCGTAGTTCGCAAGCGTCTCCGCCACGGTGACTTTGCTTTCCACGCCCCATACGCTGGTAAGCGAACCGCGCCACGCCACATCCAGCCAGACGCTGACCGGCTTTGTCGTGACAGTGATATCCAGCGGTTGCGGCAGCTCTGAACGCAGCCCGGCAACGTAGCCCACACCCGGCGAAACGGAATACTGCGCGCCGGTTTTCACGACCTGATAACCGCTACCAAAAAACGCCGCAGGCCCGTAAAGGTCGATATTTTCCACGCGGGTGCGCTCGTCGGCACCGTCAAGGCGCGCCGTAAAATCAATCTGCCACGTATCCGCAGGCGTATTAATGGCCGTCTCGTTAGCTGCGCCGTTGTATTCCATCAGGAAAGAACGGGTAAGCACGTTGCCCTGCTGGCCCGCTGCCGTTTTAATTTTCTGCTGCACCGGCGCATGAACAATCATCGCCAGCGTGCCGGAAGCGCGGTTAACAAGCCCGATCCAGTTAAAGGAAAAATCGCCGGTAGTGGCACTCAGCACCACCGAATACACCACGGCATTTTCATTAACCAGCCCGGTTTTCGTCACCGCCTGGCGGTGAACAATCATTGACGCATCCGGTAGCGTTTCCGCCCGGTCTACCGGCGCGGACGTATTCAGCCCCGGCACGTTGGCAAACACAAATTCATCCAGCACAACATCAGCGCCCGTCGCGGCCTGCTGTGCCTTCCATTGCTCAAAAGCGTATGTAATAGCCGTTTGTGACATAAGTTCCTCTTACAGTCTTGCGCCGAACGTGGCGGCGGGCTGCTCAACCGGCAGGCTTGCGGGATAACAGACGTATTCGCCCTGGTCCCAGCCCGCACGGATAATAAATTTTTGTGTGGTCATGACTTCAAACTGATAGCGGCGGCAGGTTCGCCCGTACTGGCGGATGATCTGCAACATCAGTTCCGGGTTGTCAGCCAGCTGGCCATCTGTCACCCGGACGGTGATAACGTCCCATTCAATGCCGGGCTGGCGCTCCAGTAATTCCACGTAACCAATGCCCAGCCGTTCAAAAATGCTGATAAAACCCGCCACCGAACCGGCATCACGCGCATTGATAAACGCATATGCCACACGCCTGCGAAAAAGCGTCAGCGGCTCACCGTTAAAGCGCGTCACGTCGCGGTCATACGCCAGCAGGTTTAACAGCGCTTCGGAGCAGGTCAGCGGATCAAACTGGCTCACCGGCCACGTTACCCAGCCGTACACCTGCGACCAGAATTTACGGGCGGCGCGCAGCAGCTTCCCCGGCTCGCCTTCACTCATCCAGAAAGGCAGGGTTAACCCGGCCAGCTTTTTCATAAAATCAGGCATTGGCGAGGCTCACGGTTAAACTTTCCAGTCGTGGCACGTTCAGCCCGCTGACAATATCGGTCAGCGAAAAGGCCAGCGAATCAATCGCGGCAAACTGCCGGTGCAGCTCGCGCCCCAGATTGGAAAAAGAGAAGCGCGAAAAGGGCCATGTTTTCTTCACGTCAAAATCGTTGTTTTCACGAAACGCACAGCGGATCAGGTTTTCGGCCCCGGTGCGCAGCGCGTTTTGCTCGTCGTCGGTCAGGTTGGCCAGGCTCGTGACGTAGACCGTTACGTCCAGGCTGTGCCGGGTTTCCGGCATCGCAAAACACTGCATGTCATCGCCGTGTCCGTGGTGGCCCTGCGTGGTGATGTAATCATTCACCGCCTGAATAAACGGCTCAGACGTGACACCCGTATCAAGCAGCAAATATGCGTTTGCTGTCCCCGGCCCGCGTGGCGCCTCATGCTCAAAGAAAATGCGGTCGATACTGAGTCCGGCCACGCCTGCAATCATGGAGCGGTAAACCGCATCGGTGTGATAACTCCCCACCAGGTTAAACTGGTTGCGGCAGCGCTCGCGTAACTCGTCGTCGCTTTCCTCATCCGCGCCCGGCACGGTCAGCCAGTCGGCTTCGTTGGCCACATGGCTGATACCTGCCACGGCGGCGGGTAAAATGCGGTAATAGCCCGGCGCGAGGTTAAATGCGCCACCGGTGGCGGTAGCCTTCACCGGGATCAGCGCGCTGGCCGTGTCGCCGGTGATGGTAAAATCTGCCGTGGTGGCCAGCTCGTACACCGTGCCGTTAATCCGTTCCGTCTGGATAAGCGTTCCCGCCTTCACCGTGACCACCGCCCCGGCGTCAGTCTTGAAGAAGCGGATCACACCCTCCGCCGCCGTGGCCGGTTTCGCCGTGACGTTCACCGCCCAGGCAAGCAGGCGCAGCAGCTGGCCGGATGCCGTGGCCACAAACATATTGGCCAGCACCGTGCCGACCAGCACATCCTTAAGCCACAGCACCGGCGTTGTGACGATGGCGGTAATTAACCGCCAGAACGGCGACATTCTTGATGTGTTGGTAATTAACCCCTCATCCTGCACGATGGTATTAAAGCGCTCGCGTAATGCCTCTTTTGTGGTCGGCATACCGCTGGCTTTCACCACCTCTTCAAAATCAACCTGCGGCTTCTCTGTCATAAATCAGCCCTCACCGATACCGCCCCAAAATCCCACGTACTGGCCGTGATCCACAGGCGCGAATTGCTTTCTTCGTTTATCAGCACCGTGCCGGGTTCGATACGTTCATCGCCTTCAATCAGTAATTCCAGCTGCGTTAAAATATCGGCGCGCAATGTGGGGCTGCGCTCCGCTATTAATTCCGTTGCCAGCCCACTTTCAAGAATGGAATGAACAATATCCTGCCCGATACTTTTGCTGTTATTACACAGTACCGGCTCATTACCGGAATTAAGGGTAAAATTGCGCCCCTCAATTAATAAATCAATATATAAAGGCTCACTCACGCGTTAAGCTCCTGCCATTCCATTAATTGCCCCGGCGATAATGTTTCTTTCGGATAAATGTTTACCGTGCCGATTTTTTTGCTGTTATCCGTCACTGTTTTTGCGTTGCTGTTAATCGTTTTAGCGATCCCGCCTTTATCAATATTTTTCACCTGTCCGCCCGTTGAAAGCGTATTCCCGGTGACAGGCGAACCGCCGCCCTCACCCGCAAGTGAAATATTGATACCGGGAAGTTTATTCAGCTTGCCGACAATCCAGTTCCAGGAGTTCAGAAAACTGCCTTTAATTTTTGTCCATATCCCGTCGAACATATTCACTATGCCGTTGGCCATTCCGGCCAGCGCGTCTTTCGCGGAGAAGTTTTTAAACAGCGACGTGAAATTCTCCCAGCCCGCAGTAATACGCTGCCATGCTGTAGCAAAAATACCCGCCACCCATTTCACCGCACCGGCAACCACCTGAAACGCTGCGGTATTCATTACGGCCGCCCTGATAGCATCCCAGTGTTTAACCAGCATCCAGCACCCGGCAACCAGCAGCCCAATCGCGCCGATAATCAGCAGCACCGGCCAGCTCATCAGGTTAATGCCCACCCCGGCAGTGATCGCCGCCATGCGCACGGCCAGCAGTGTGCCGCGCAGCGCAACAAGCATCAGGTTCCAGGCGGCAACCCCCGTTCTGGCAAGCCACACCGCAGCGGTGAACAGGCGCACCGGCAGCATGACCGCATACCACAGCGCCTTTAAGCCTGTCAGCATGATGGACGACACACCCAGCACGATATTTGCCGCCGCGCCCACCGCCGCGAACCCCAGCACCGCAAGCGCGACATAGCCCACCACCCGCGCAATGTTCGGGAAAATCTGCATCCAGCGCGCAAAGGTCTGCCCCATATCCGCCAGGCGGTTAAGGAACGGATACAGCACCGGCACAAGCGTAAGCCCGATCACGGTCTGAACAGCCTTAAGGATTTGCACAAAGCGATCCCACGGCTTAACCATCTTCGCGGCCATTTCCTGAGTACGTTTAAGCCCGTCAGCGCCGCCCAGTTCGGTAATATTGCGCTGCAACAGCGCCACGTTGCCGTAAAGCTGCTTAACCACTGCCGAACTGTCCCCGAAAGCCTCATCAAGCTCCGCCTGCGCTTTGAGGTTTCCTTCCAGGCTCTTGCCGTATTTGCCCTGCAATTTGGTGAGCATTTCCGGCATCGAGAGAATGTGGCCGCTGGCGTCCTGGAAGGACAGGCCCAGCTTTTTCGCGCCTTCAATCGCGCCGGTCATAAAGCCTTCGTAGGCGCTGCTGGCTTCACTGCCCAGCGTGCGGTTTAACTGCCCCAGCACGGCCAGCTGCTCATCAATCCCGATATTGAAGTTTGTACCGACGCCGCGCGCGCCTTCCATCAGGTCTTTGATAGCCCCCATTTCGACGCCGAACGCCTGGCGCATGTACGCCATTTTCCCGGCCAGCTGCTCGGCAAACTGCACCTTGCCCAGCCGTTCCGCGTCGCTGCGGAAGTTGGCAAACATCTGCCCCATAAATTCCGCCGTATCGGCAGATGTCGCTTTAAGGGCAAATGCCAGCGTATTGGCGATGTTCGTTACCTTCGGCAGCTCCGTGCCGGTCAGCCCGTCGATTGCGCCGCTGATTTCCGCCGTGGAGTTCACAAAGTCCACCGCGCTGGCGCCGTAGGTCATGGAAAAGCGCATCGCATCACGCTGCACGGTTTGCAGGGCGCTGCTGTCCACGCCCCGCGCCGACGCTTCATTAAGGGCGTCGTACATCTCAATAGCGGGGCCAAGCGCCCCTTTTACCGTTTCCGCCACGCCCCACATGGCCAGCCCGCCCACGCCGATACGCTTAAACGCCTCTTTTGATTTATCCGCAAAGCCCGTAACAGAATTTTGCGCCTGTTTTAACGGGCGCGTTAATTTGTCAATAAGGCTTAATGTAAAATCCAGCTGTTTCATTCAGCGCCTTTAAAAGCTGTGCCAATACCACTGGCAACCGCCACGGACATATTTTCCCAGTAGCGGTTATCCAGCCAGATGGCGGCGGCGATATCATCAATATTATCCTGCCCGGACGGCAGATAATGACGGCGTAAAATTAAATACTGGTCGAGTCCATTTTGTTCAATCGCATGGACTCGCTTTGTCAGTTTTTTACTTCAATTTCCAGCTCAGGCGCGTAGATTTCATTAATCTTGCCGACCAGCTGTAACGCAGCGCCCGGACGTTTGATAATTTCCGCCAGCGCTTCTTTGCTTTCCGCCGCCACAATGCGATTAAGATAGTTATTCGCAGGCGCGACTTTATTATCCATCGCCATTTCGTTAATTAATTTGTTATAGGCGGTCTGGTTCGGTTCAAAAATAATTTCAGTGCCGGAAACAACGAGTTTAATTTTTTCCATTTAATAAATTCTCTCTTTGATTAATTTCGTCAACAAGCTGGTTATGGCGTGCAGCGCACTGCCCGTACAGCTCAAGATAAAGCGTTATTAATTCCGCCGCGTCTTTGCCTGTTGTTCCGGTCAGGCGCGGCAGCTGCGTGCTGCATTTAGTTTTCAGGTTTTCCTGATAACGCACGTTCGGCACTGGCGGCGGCGTCGTTGTACATGCTGACAAACTCGTCAGACAGACACCGATTGGTAAACACCGGCTTAACCAGCTCCGTGCGGATTTCACGCGGTGGCGCATTGCGTAAAGCCTCCAGTTTTTCTTCAAGCGCCCGGCCTGAATTGCTGGCCACGTCCTGTAACTGCCTGCCGGTGGCCGCTGCGGTTCGCTGAATGGTCAGGTCGAGGCTGTCACGCTGCCAGCCTGCGGCCTTCCAGCCCCCGGCGAACGCCAGCGCCAGGGCAACAATTACCGCCAGCGTGGCCCGGTTCATCAGCGAACCCCTTCATGCTCAAGGCTAAAGTGATTGCCGTCAGGGTTGGTTTTAAAGCGCCCGCCCCAGCTGCCGCCCAGCGATTCCCAGTATTCACCCAGCGGCAGGTAATCTTCTGAACGCGTGGCGTATTTGCCATTAATGAACAGGTTAAAATCCACAGCAAGGCGCTTCGTGTGCAGGCTGTTGGAAATGCCACTGCCTTTTTTCGCGTTAAGCGCGGCCTGCTCCGGCGTGCGGTATGCTTCGCCAAACGTCAGGCGATAGCCCTTTTCTTCCGCCCAGTGGATCAGATTGGCCACCATGACGGTAAACAACTGCTGTTTTTCGCTTAAGGTCACTTAATTGCCTCCTTTACTCAGAAACCCGCCAATACCTTTTTTACGCAGCCAGGCTTCAACACCATTAAGGCCCAGAATGCCCAGCCCCGAACCGATGCCAGCCACCGCTAACGGGTGAATATCCGGCACAAGGTACAGCGCCACGCCTGCCATCAGTGAAAGCGCGCTGCCAACGATTACACGCCCCAGCACAAGGCGCGCCGTGATGGGTTCATTGCTGTTTAGCATTTTGCCCAGGGCGATAAGCCCGCCCATGATGATCAAACCCCAGAAGGTTTTTTCGTAGTCCTGCATCCCTTTCCCTTACCCGATAAGGTTTTCAGTGGCTTCCGCTTCCAGGTACGGGATGCCGTCAATGTTGATAAAACGCGGGTCAGTCACCAGAAACTTAAACTTACGCGTCGAAACCGCCCCGCCCTTCGGATCGATATCCAGAAGATTGCTCAGGTTCAGCTTGCAGCCAAAGGCTTCAATCTTTACTTCCTCATCACCGGCTTTCGCGTAGAAAAGCAGGTCTACGGGCGGGATGCCGCGCCATGATCCGTATTGCTGCGCCAGTCCCTTAAGCACCGCAACGGCTTTGACGCTTAATTCCAGTTCACCTTCTGCCGAAACATCGCCATCGACGTAACCATCCGGCACGCCCCTTGTCTGCGCTGCCGTGGTGTTGTCGGTGATATCCAGCGTTGCCTTTTCAACGTGGACAAGCGAACTGTCCACGTAAACATCAAAAGACATGCCCGAAATGCGCTTGGTCATGCGCTGGCCTCCAGACTCTGATCAAGTAACAGGCTGATCGAGATTTGCAGCGGCACTTCATACGTGCGCACCACAATATAAATTTCGACCTGCTTTTTCGTTTTCCAGACGATGGACACATCGCCATCCTGCGGCGGTTTCACCTCGCCCGGAAACGTCACGCCGTTGATTTCAGCGGCCTTTGACATTTCCCGCAGCGGCTTCGCAAAAAGCGACTGGTGCGCCGCGATACTGCCCGGCGTGCTGTTCAGCGAGCGATCGCCGATTTTGCCAATCGCCAGCAGTCGCACACGGCGGGCGGCTTTGTCTGCAATGCGCAGCGTCTCAATGGACTGATAATCCCCGCCTTCCACGTCCAGCGTGCGCCCGTCCGACCAGTAGAAACCGTCATAATCCGCATACCACATCGGCACGCTGTAGCGCTGCGCCTCAAGCGCCCGCAGGGTTGCCAGCTCCACCACCGCGCCGGTGCCATCCTCCGGCATTTCATCGCGGCCCATGTTCAGCAGCGCGCCCGTTTTTACGCGGGCCGGGCTGTCTGCAATGGTCACGGCGCGGTTACACAGACGCCCCGCCAGAACGCCCGGTTCATTGCCCCAGAGACGCGGAACCAGCTGAACCGCCTTTTCAGCAATACCGGCCTGCAACGCGGACAGGCGCTCCAGATAATCCGCCTGGCTTTCATCGGCCTGCATTCCCTGAACTGCCAGGATGAACCACACCCAGCGGCCATATTTCGCAATCAGCGTAGATCGCAGCGTTGCCGCCTGGTTAATGGTGGCTTTGTCGGCCACATCATCCGACAACACCACGCCTTCCACTGAGCAGGAAACCTGTGCGGCTTCCACCGCTTTGACCCAGGCATCCGGCTCACTTTCTGCGGCCAGCGGATGCACAAAGGCCCACCAGTTTTGTCCCGCATTGGCCTGCGCCGCCTTAATGTCATTTTTCAGCGGACTGTCAGCCGCCCCCAGAAGCGCATCAAAATCCGTCTGCGCAGTCACGGCCAGCGTCTTGCCGGTATTGGTTTTTCCCGTACCGATAAACAACACCACACGCTCCACCTCACTGGTTTCGCCCTGTAGCTGGTTTACCTGGTTCACGTCCACACTTGGCCAGGTCATACTTTCCCCTTGATATCCTGCGCATTAACATCCCAGCCAAAGCCGATGGCCTGTAGCTGGCGCGCCAGCGCCTTGTTAAATTCTTCGTCGCTCATGCCCAGAAAGGCACGGGCGGGAAGGTCGATTGTCCAGCTTGTTTTTACTGCCTTGCCGCTCAGTTTGCGGATCAGCAAACCGGCCTGCGCATAGGGCATCGTTTCCGTGATTTCGCGGTAAGTGGGCTTTTTAAGCCGCTTCCCGCGCTTCACCTGGTAGCCCAGCGCCCGCAGCTTTTTGGCCTGGGCGACGGTGGCCAGCTTGCCCGGCTCCGCCTGGCGGGGTTGTGAACTGCGGCTTATCCGCGCCCTCATCCCGTTTTGCTGGCTATATCCCACCGCCCCGGCCGAAACCGGCGTTTCGCCGTTTCGATACCCGCCGCCCTGCAAATACACCCTCACCGCGTCGATTTCCGGCATTTCCCGGATGTGGAGCAGCTTCGGCATATTGCGCAGCATCTTCCCTTTGCGCTTCGTCTGACGGCCCGGCCACGGCTCGCCGTCAGGCGATTGCTGGTTGCGAACGTTGCGCTTCGCTGCGGCTATCAGCCCGTATTTAGCGAGTCGCCACAGCAGCCGCTGGCGCTTTTTCGGCGGCAGCTCCAGACTGGTCAGCGCGGCGCGCAGTTCGGCCAGCTGCTTTTTGTTAAGCTCACCGCCGACAAACATCACTCTTCCCCTATTGGCGCGCCGGTTTCATCCGTTCCGTAGACCTTCGCACTAAGCGCCGTCCAGATTTCCGGGTTAACCAGCGTCCAGCGCTCACCGTTCCAGGGTATTTCGCCTTCTGCGTCCCTGCGGATCACAAGCTCCTCAACCAGCGGCATGGTAAGCACCACCGTGGCGTTTTTTTCATCCTCCACCGAAACATCCCAGTCAGGATCGGCGTCGGTGATGCCGATATCTTCCGCCGCCTCGCTGCCGTACTCATCCAGCCAGGCAAGCAGCAGCGCAACAAGCAGCTGCGGCGGACAGAGGCGATACGGGAAACGCTCCCAGCTCAGCACGGCGCTGTAACGGATAATGGCCTGCCGGTACTGGTCGAGGCCCAAATCCTTCGCCGCTGGCACTATCTGCATTTCATCGATAACGCTGTCGAACCGCTCACAGGCGCGTGGCGGCACGTTTTCTTCAAAAAATGCGACCAGTGATTCAAGCTGTGTCTGGTTCATACTTTTGCCACCGTTGCCCGCTTAAGCCCCTTCATGCGCCGGATAGCCACCGAGGCTTCGGCAAGCAACCCGGCGCGCGTTTCTTCACTTTCCTGCCCCGGATGGGTTTCACGCCGCCCGATAGTGGCGAACTCACCCAGCAAATCCGCTTTAGCGCGGGCAAAAACCGCTTTCGTGTACTGCGCGCAAAGCCCGTTAATCCCTGCCATCGTCACGCCCGGCACATCCGCCGCAGCGGCATACCCCTGTGTTTTGTGCTTCGCCTCCACGCTGACCAGCTCCGCATTGACTTCCATCACGGCGGTAATCAGCGCCTGGGCGAGCGTGTCCGCCTCCATATCTGGCGGTAATGCGCGCTGGGCCTGAAAATCTCTCAGATTTAAATCCGGCCAGAAGCCGTTATTTGTCAGCGGTTCATCCTGATAATCCAGCGGCTTTCCGCTAAACATAAATCCCCCGAAATAGGCGGGCTGTCCGGCATCCACGGCGCATTACACGTCAGTGTTTTGCCCTCCGCCGCGCCCGCCTGGCTTGCGGTAGTCGTTACTTCGTCAGGCTGCGGATACGGGCACCAATCTGCGCCCGCATCGTGCCCACCCCGACGCGTTTATAAATTTTTTCCGCCGACGCCAGCAGGGCATCAGCCTTTTGCAGCGTGTCCACATCTTCCAGCGCCGTGGCGCGGGGCTGGCCTTCGTCGTCACGCAGCAAAAGCAGCCCGGCGAACTTGAACCACTTCGCCGTAATTTGCTCATGCAGCCGCCAGCGCTGCGTGACCTTCTCAAAGGTCTGTGAAAAATACGGCTCCACACTTTCACCCGCCGCCGCAGTCGCCTCCGCCCAGTTCAGGACGGTATCCGCCACAAACGCCGGGAAATGGCTGCGGATGTTCTCCGGCGTCGGCTGCTGCTGCTCAATAGCGATATCTGCCCAGGCCAGCGCCCGCTCAAAGTCGCCCGCGTCAAACAGCCACACCACGCACCAGGCGAAAACCGGGTTCGGGTAGACTTTGCCGCCTGCCAGATAGCTTTCTACAGTCGGCATCCATTTCGGCAGCAGCACATCACGCTTGTACGCTTCACGGTCTGCGATGGTCGGCAGGCCGCGAACGTGGGCGACGTCGTTATTCAGCGCCTGAATCTGCAAATGCAGGCTTTCGGCACGCTCCACGGCCTCACGGCGAAATAACTGCTGCTCCATCGCAATGCGCTGGCTGTGACGCTGGGCGGGTGAAAGTGCCATTGGTTAGCCCTCCACCGGCTCGGTGACGGTGCCGATAGTCACGGCGTTTTCATCAATCGCCGCGTACAGCTCCGGCACTTCAACGGCATAACCTTCATTGCGCAGGTATTTGTTTTCAAACTGCTTGCGGTCATCCACAAATTCCGCCTTGCGCTGGCGCGTACCGCGCTGGGTGTAGATGTGCAGGTTACTGAGCGGCGTCACCACCATGCGCTTGCCCGGCATGAACGGCGGCACGACAGCCGGACGGCCTGCAATGGTACTGCCCAGCATTTGTGCTGCGATTTTCTCGCTGGGGCGGTCAGCTGACTGGTAAAGGCGATACTGCTCGGCGGCCACCAGGTCAGCACCAACCAGCACGACCAGACGCGGGTCATTGCGATACTGTTGCGGGATTTTGTCGTTGATAAGGTCGGACGCCATCGCATCCAGCGAGCGATAATCGCCCTTATCATCCAGAACCACCGGATCGGTAATAATTTGCTTACCGCCTTCAAAGTCTTTCATGCGCTCATGCCAGCCGATGTTTACATCTTCGCCGTTCGGGTTTTTAACCGGATCAGTGGTTGCGGCTGCTGTCTTACCGTTAAAGCCGATACGCAGCATGTCCAGCGCAAACGCCTGATTAGAGAAGGTCTGCACGAGGTTAAAAAATTCATCTTCCGACTTGCCGGAATTAGCCCAGACAGACAGCAAATCCCACTTAAGCGCGGCGCAGGAATCGGTTTCGACCAGCTTGTACTCATTACCATCGACGCCCACACGGCGCATAAAACGCCCTTCTGCTGCGCGCCCTGTATGCAAGGCCGACGCCCCCACAGAAACCACCTGGCCGGAAAGCTGATCGACGTCTGCGCAGTAAATCAGGTCGAGAAATTCAACCGATTCCAGCAGCGCCAGGCGCAACGCTGTTTCGTTCGGGTCAGTCAGAGAAAAATACTGGGCTGCGTTTTCAACGCCATACGCCTGCGCCAGACCAGAAGAAAACGCGTGAATAAGCCCCCGCGCTCGTTGATTAAGTTGCATATAAATCCCTCGCGTTGACGCGATTAATAAATAAAAATTTTTGTGTAACGTTTAACTGCGGGAATTTAAATTACAGGAATTTAAAGCCGCCTTTTTTCTGCTTATCGCCAAACTGACGTTTTGGCAGCTGCGTGACTTTATTATCCAGCTTGCCGAAATTTTTCACGATATTGCCAATATTGGCGTGCAGGTCGGCAAACTCTTCTGTATCCACCACGTCTTTAATGGTTTCCACATCACCGGCAGTTTGTTCCAGCTTCTCTTCAATCGCCGACACGCGCCCTTCAAGGTCATTCAGCGCATTAGCGATAACGGTTAACTTATCGTCGTCGGTCGGTTTTTCTTCCACCGGCTCTTCTTCAAACTGTTTGCCTTTCGGCTTAATACCAAAAAATTGCTGCCACGGTGTTTTCATATTTTTTTCCTGGGTGATTTTCCCTTTTTTAGTCATTACGCAGGCGTAATAACCCTGTTTCGATAAATTGCGTTCAGAAAAACGCAGCCTTGTAGTGCCAACGCTGGCCGGGCAGTCAGTCACTGCCAGCCCTTTAAGATACGTTCGCCCGCTTCCCCGCCAGTTCTCTTCCGGTTCGATGGAGAAATAAACCATCTGCCCTTCGCGGTTTGAATAAATAAGGTTCATATTCGGGCTTATTTTGGCGTAAAGCCGGGCTAACCCGTCCTCGCCGTCCTGCCACATAACTTCAAGCACTGAACCAAAATTACCCCAGTCGCGGCTGTGCTCGGGCCAGATTAATGCGCCGTAATGGTTAACATCGTATGTTTCGGCCATATCGATGATCCATTCCCGGTAAATCTGCCTTTCGTCTACCGTATCCCCTTCGGTGGCAATACATAGCCAGTCTGTTTTTAAATGAGACTGCGACATACTTCCCCTTATGCCTGCCTTGTGATTGCGAAACTGATTATTACGAAATAAACCCGACGCTGCACGCCGCTTTATTCTTATCAGTTCGGATATAACGCCTTTCCCGAATAACAACGAAAACCCGACGCCGTTTTATATAAAAGACGCAGGCATAATAAAGGCTATGGCTAAATACTCAGACGAATTAAAAGGCGTTGTACGCTCGCTTTATTTGCGCCGTTATACGCCGAAAGAAATTGCATCAGAATTAAATCTGCCGAATGCGCGGATCGTTTACTACTGGGCGGAAAAACACGGCTGGGCGGACATGCTCAGTATTGAAAGCACAGAGGACGCGATTGAACGCCGCTACCAGCTGCTTGTCGGGCGGGATAATAAATCCGACCACGATTTAAAAGAGCTGGACATGCTTATCGCCCACGCCACAAAACTGCGGGCGCAAAGCAACAAGCACAAAGAGAAGATGGCAACCGGCCATGATGGCCAGCGTGCAGCTGCGCCAGCGGACGGTGACGACGAGCAGCCAAAGCGCAAACGCAAGTATAAGAAAAACGATATTTCCGCACTGACAGAGGACGATTTTAACGCCTGGGCAGATGAGCATCTTTTCGGGTATCAGAAACACCTGCGCGCCAACATCGGCCAGCAGGTACGCAACATACTCAAAAGCCGCCAGATCGGGGCGACCTGGTATTTTGCGTTTGAAGCGTTTGAAAACGCCGTGCTTACCGGCGACCCGCAAATCTTCCTTTCGGCATCGAAGGCGCAGGCGGAGGTTTTCCGCTCCTATATCGTCAACATTGCGGAGCAGTATTTCGGCATCACGCTGACCGGCAACCCGATCCGCTTAAGCAACGGTGCAGAGCTGCGCTTTCTTTCCACCAACAAAAACACGGCGCAGTCGTACAGCGGCCATCTGTATTGTGACGAATATTTCTGGGTGCCGAACTTTGCTAGGCTTAATGAAGTGGCCTCCGCGATGGCCACCCATGACAAATGGCGCACTACCTACTTTTCCACCCCATCGGCCAAAACGCACCAGGCTTACCCGTTCTGGACAGGCGAGGAATGGAAACAGGGCAGCAAAAAGCGCGCCGCCGTTGTCTTCCCGTCCTTTGATGAAATGCGCAACGGCGGGCGACTCTGCCCGGATGGCCAGTGGCGCTACATCATCACGATGGAAGATGCGATCGCGGGCGGGTTCAACCTGGCCAACATCGACAAGCTGCGCAACCGCTACAACCCGACCACGTTCAACATGCTTTATATGTGCGTGTTTGTGGATAGCAAGGACTCCGTTTTCAACTACGCCGACCTTGAAGCCTGCGCCGTTGAAACAGAGAGCTGGCAGGACCACAAACCGGACTCGCCGCGCCCGTTCGGGGATCGGGAAGTCTGGGGCGGGTTCGACCCGGCCCGCAGTGGCGATTTTTCCTGTTTCGTCATTGTGGCCCCGCCGCTTTATGCAGTCGAAAAGTTCAGGGTACTGCGGGTGTTTAACTGGAAGGGGATGAACTTTCGCTGGCAGGCCAAGCAGATCGAGCAGCTTTTTAAAAAATACAACTTCACCTACCTGGGCGTTGATGTAACCGGCATCGGCCAGGGCGTCTTTGACAACATTCAGCATTTTGCGCTGCGCGTTGCCGTGGCCATTCGCTATGACCGCAACACTAAAAATCAGCTGGTACTTAAAGCCGCTGACGTGGTGGAGAGCCAGCGCATTGAATGGGATAAGGATTTAAAAGAGATCGCGGCCAGCTTTATGGCCATTCGCCGCACCACCACGCAGGCCGGTGGCGCAATGACGTTTGTTGCAGACCGCAGCACGGACACCGGCCACGCCGAGGCGTTCTGGGCCATCGCGCACGCACTGCATAACGAACCGCTTAACTATGAAAATAAACCGAAGTCGCGTTGGAGGCTTAAGAAAGCAGCATGAGCAGAAAGAATAACCGCGCCGCAAAGCGCCAGGGTAAAAACGAACCGGCGCGCAAAATGAGTATTTTACGTTTTGGCAAGCCCGAACCGGTACTGACCACCGGCACGGATTACCGTGATGTATGGTACGACAACGACGCGCAGCATTACACGCTACCGATTGACCGCCTCGCGCTGGCGCAGCTTATCAACCTGAACGGCCAGCACGGCGGCATCATTCACGCCCGCAAAAATATGGTTTTATCGGATTACCTCGGCGGCGGACTATCACGCGATGATATGGAGGCGAGCGCCTTTGATTTTCTGACGTTCGGCGATGTGGCCATTCTGAAAGTGCGCAACGGCTGGGGCGATGTGGTAGAGCTTGCTCCGCTGCCGGGCCTGTATACGCGCCGCCGCAAAACGGGCGAATTTGTCGTTCTGCAGGACGGTGAGCCGATTGTTTACCAGCCGGAAAATATTATTTTCCTCAAGATGTACGACCCGCAGCAGCACATTTACGGCCTGCCGGACTATATCGGCGGCATCCATTCCGCATTACTTAACAGTGAAGCGGTGATTTTCCGACGCCGCTATTACCACAACGGCGCGCATACGGGCGGCATTCTTTACACCCGCGACCCCAGCCTTACCGATGAGATGGAAGAAGAGATTGAACGCCAGCTGCGTGACAGCAAAGGGATCGGCAACTTTTCCACCATTCTGGTAAACATCCCGGGCGGCGATAAAGAAGGCGTGCAGTTTATCCAGATGGGCGACATTTCCGCGAAAGATGAGTTTGCCAGCGTGAAAAATATCAGCGCCCAGGACGTGCTAAACGCTCACCGGTTCCCGGCAGGGCTGGCCGGTATCATTCCGCAGCAGGCCGCAGGGCTGGGCGATGTGGAAAAGGCGGAGCGGATTTATAAAAAAAGCGAGGTGGCACCCGTTCAGCGCCGGTTTATGCAGGCGGTAAACAATGATCCAGATGTGCCGGAAAGGCTGCACCTTAATTTTGATTTAAGCTACGCGGACGCGGCGCGGGAGAGTGCATCTTGAAGCGAAACGGGTTAAAATCCAGGCATATTTTGACAGCTGGAGCATGGAAAATGCGCGTATTAAAAATTGAATGCCCGGAGTGCGGCTCTAAAGCTGTTATTCGTAAGACTAACCGCAAACACAGAAAAATATCAGATATTTATTGCGCCTGCGCTGACGTGGAGTGCGGCCATACTTTTGTTATGAATCTGACCTTTTCCCACACACTCAGCCCAAGCGCGAAAACCGGCGACGCAATGGTACAAAAAATATTAAGCGCCCTGTCGCCGGATCAGAAACAAATGGCGCTGGATTTACTGAAAGCCGCGCCTGCTATGTGAATCAAGCCCCCTGCTCTGGGGGTTTTCTATTTCTGCGCTGTAACTTTTTAATTTTTTATCCAGATCGCCCGCCAGTTCCCCTAACCACTGCAAAGCCAACTCTTTTTCACTACTGGAACAATCACTGCCGGTCATCAACTTTGTAAATAAAACGATGCGCTGCAATGCAATTCTTTCCATAAATAAATCTTGCACGGCCCCTCCCCCTCGGTAAATCACTGTACATATAAACAGTATATTACCTTAAACCTAAGTGTAAACAATCATTTCATACACTAACTATTCCAAAAGTAATTACATGTATTAATTACCCCTATGACCAGCCTGGCCAAATCGTATTTTCAGGCTGTGACTTCCGTTCCCGCAGCTCCCCGTTGCGATAAATCAGGGTTCTGCCAGCGCCTAGTGACAGGCCACTACCCCGAATAAGCGCGTCGATTTCCAGATCACTGCCAACGAAACCGCGTCTTTGAAGCTCTATCGTTAATCGTCGGCGGGTTCCCCCCGTACAGTTATTGACAGAACTCCAAGGGGCGGCTGCGCCGCCAGAAAAACCAGCCTCCGCTGACGCTTCGGCCAACTTCGGCACCTTCGCCCACTTAACCAGACGCGTGGCGACTTCCGACCCGTGAACGTGTGGGGAATAAATACCCTGCACACGCTGCACGTCTTCGCCGTATTCGTTGCCCTGCTCGGTGATTTCGTATGCGAGGCGCACGACCAGATCACGGCGCGCAACCAGCGGGCCGCCCTGCAGCTCTGTATAGGATGCCCAGTCGCTGGCAACGTCAGCCGCAGCTAACACGGCATCCATACGCGGATCGGCCAGCTGTTGGCCACGCATTCGGCGCAGCTCACGCCAGACCGTCACCGGTGCGCCGCCGATCTGCTGAAACTGGCGGATACGCCAGCGGGATGCCCAGGCGCTGACCGCTTTTGACATATCCCGGAGGCTTTCGCCGGTTTCATCGTCTTTTTCGCCATCCAGTGCAAAGCCATCAATGTTTTTTGAGATGTATTTAGCGATATAGCCCGTGGCCGACCCTTTCGCCGGATCGATAGGCTCAACATGAAAACGCGCCTTAAGAGAGCTGGGTGTATTTAGTTCTTCTGAATCGGTAATTCTGGCGTGATAGCAAAGGATATCGCGCACGGCATCAACGTCCTGCGGACGCATGAAAAGCAGCATGTGCCAGTGCGGCGTTCCGTCGTGATGCGGCTCGACAACCCGGAAGCCAAAAACGTGGATACCGGCACGGGAAAGGGCGGCGCGGGCTTTTGCCCAGACGCCGCATAAATAGCGCTGCGTGTCCTGCGGGTTGCTGCCGTTCCACTGCGACACAAAGCCGCCCTTGCTGTGTACAGAGTGATATTGTGATGGCGCGGTGATGGTGTAGAACTCTCCGGCCATTCCCATTTCGTTGGCGATATCCTCAAAGCCGCGCATACGAACCATAAGTTCACAGCGGCGCACTGCCGGGTTGGCCACGCTGTGATAAACCATATCGGCCAGCGCCACCCGATCCCCTTCATCGTTCACCAGGTCAAAGCGCTTGAAAAATTCAACGTTGCGGCGTTTCTGCTCTGTCCACTCATGCAGTGCGCCACGGGAAACGTAAGCGCTGGCTGCTTTTTGCACCTGCCCTACCGCAATGGCCATATGTTCACGCTGAACGTCACGGGCGCGCTTGATACGGGCATACCACCACAATGGGGCCATCATGCGCAGCAGGCCGGATTCAGCCTGGCGAATGGTAAGCTTGCCGGCCATGAAGGTGGCCCAGTATGGGGCAGTAAAGCCAATAGTTGCGGCCAGCTCAGAAAGACGAATATATGCATCAGCAGTGCGCTGGCGCATTTCCTTCTCATCTTTCGGCTTGCCCTTGAGGGTGTCGGTGTAATCGTAGAAAGCCTGCGCCAGCCAGCTGGCAACCTTTGCAGCAAGGTCTTTAATCTGGCTGCGGTCAAGAGACGGCAGGCGCGCCAGCGCCTTACCAAACGGAAGATCACTCACATCAGCGCGCAGGCTGTAGCGTTCTGAAACGCTGCGCAGGCGTGGCAATACATTCTCGCCAATAGTCTGGCGTAAAAATGTATTGGCACGGCGACGCCCCTCACGGCCATTAAACAGCTTTTCGTAACGCTGGCCAAAATACCCGGCTAACCAGTCGGGCATTTCGTGCAGATACTGGGCGCGGAAGTCATGATCAGCAGGGTTTACCTGCCACAGCTTCCGCTCTGTCAACGTCACGTCACGCGGCACGCCAGGCGCAAAAAGATCACGCCGCCATTCATTGACGGCGTGATGCTGGCCTAAAAGTTCCAGGCTCATGCGCTGACCTCAAGCGTTACCGCTAGCGGAGATTTCAGGATCAGTTCAGCAGCAGTTTTCTGGCTACCAGCTGCGGCCCCGACACTGCGCGGCGCATTAACCCGGACATGCTCAAAGCCTGCATAAAGCAGACGCACCGTTTCAACATCACTGTTTGAAGCCACAACCGGCACGCCCTTTACTGCCAGCTTGCGCAGCTTGCGCGCCAGACGCCCGTGATCCATGTGGTCAAAGCCGGTTCCGTGATAGGCGGTGAAGTTTGCCGCCTCCGTCAGATATGGCGGATCGCAATAAACCACATCCCCTTCCCTGACCATGCCCAGCGTTTCCGAATAGCTCGCCGTGATAAAGGTGGCTCGCTTTGCCTTTTCAGCAAACGCCCGGATTTCATCGGCCGGAAAATATGGCTTTTTGTACTTGCCGAAAGGTACGTTGAAATGGCCGCGCCGGTTGTAACGGCACAGCCCGTTAAAACAATAACGATTGAGGTAAAGGAATTGCGCAGCGGCTTCCAGGCGGTTACTTCCCCCGCCACATGCGGCAATGTTGAAAGTCTCCCTTACCGCATAAAAAAACGTAGCCCGGCTATCAGCATCGCCCTGCATCCCGGCGCTAAAAAGTGACTCAAGCTCACCTAACAGCTCATCAGTGCGATAAGCCATCATTTTGTATAAATTCACTAAATCCGGGTTTACGTCTGCGATTAGATACTCGTCATAATCCGTATTCATCATGACGGCGCAGGAACCCGCGAACGGCTCAACCAGGCGTTTACCTTCCGGCAAGTGTGGAAGCAACTTCGGCATAAGGCGGGCTTTGCTGCCCACCCATTTAAGCGGGGTTTTGATGGTCATGCCCTACCCCCTGTAGCGATGTAAACAAGCGCATCAAGTGGAGCCAGCGAACGAATGGATAAAACAGCCCACTCCTCAGCGTTCGGCATAACTTCATTAACCGGCAGAATATGAGTAATAACCGCAGCCCATTCTCTGCCGGTATAACGTCCATGCTTCCACTCACAAAGTGAAAGCACATCGCCAGCCTTGTAGTCCCGGTCATTTTTACGCAGCTCGGCCTTTTTCAGGCCAGCCACTACCTGATCCAAATATTTCGGGGCGATTTTGATTACGTGAACTTTTACTGCCATGCCGCACCGCCTTTACTGCTAATGGCTGCGGCTTCATCGCGGAGCAGCTCCACAATTTCGGCGGCGCTTAAGCCTGCGTTTGCGGCGTGTGTGGCCAGCTTATCCAGGCGGGTAGAACAAATATCAGCGGCGACGGCTTTACCTTCGCGGGTAGCCTTGTCCAGCAGGGCCAGCAGATCAGTACCAGCTTTATTAGCGGGCAAATCCTGACGAATCATTTTCATTTTGGTTTCCTCAAGGCAAAGGCATGCCCGGCCACGTCAAAGGTGGCCAGCGCATTGCCGGGTTGTTTAATGAATTACGGGAAGGGTTATTGCTGCTGAAAAGTTCGGGGCTGGCACCTGGTGAACTACGTAAGTGCGGCGCCACCACTCCTGGATAAGCGCTTTGATTTCTCCCACACCCAGCGCGCCCGCCGTGTAAAACGTGGCGCGAATACCAGCCAGGCTTTCAATCTGCGCCTCACGCCCTTCCGCCTCACGGTAAGCGCGGCACCAGAACGCCGCCTGAATGGCCAGCCAGTGGCGCGAGCTGGTCAGATGTTCCGTGTCGTTGAAGAAAAACGGATGCAGGCCAATGCGCCCGCTTTCGTCTGTGCTTTTGGCCGTAAATGCGCGGGCGTAGTTCATCGGAACGCCCCATGCCTCCATTTCTTCGGCCAAACCTGCTTTATCTACCGCAATGATCGTCATAGCTCAGTTTCCTGCTTTGTTGTGCAGCTGCTCGCGCTGCTCGATGAGTTGAAGAATGTGCGGTGCTATCACCATTTCCGGGCCGGACTTTACCGGCGCGCATGGCTTTACCTGACGGTTAGCCGTACGGCGGACAAAATCATCACGACGCAGCGAACCGAAACCGGCAAAAACATTGCGGGCCTGCTGAATGCCCAGGCGGATTTGCGCCATGCCGCGACTATCAACGCGGGCATAGAGTTCGCTCCAGCGGCACTTTGTAAGGTGGGAACCCAGCGAGACAGTGCCGGAAACAGAAGCAGCATGCAGAACCACGCCGCGCCATTCCGGTTGAAGCGAATCCCAGAAATCCGCCGCGGCGGAATGGCTGGGGTTTACCTGCTTGCGGATACGGGCAAGCCATTCTTTGTTATCAGCCACGGCGACCCCCTTTCAAATTGAGCAGACGACGCCACAACGGGCGGCGCGGGCTATGCCCGGTGAATTTGTAACGCGTAGCCGGGTTCCAGCGCTGGCCGTCCGGCAGCTCAATCCAGCCATGACTAAAAGCGTTAAGCTGCGGGCTGGGTGATTGTTCAGTCAGATAAGTAACGAAAGCTCGCATATCGCTCACCTCACATCAGGCCGCTGGCGCTTCCCGTCACGATATCGACGGCAGCGGCCAGAACAGGCGCGGAATGGATACGGTTTTCAACGGTGTAAGCCAGCAGGGAAAGGCTGCGGATAGCATCCCTGGCTTTATCAAGAATGTGATTGCGGCGGGCTGCGCTCATTTGCTCAGTACAGACAGCCTCACCGGCTATCGCTCCCACGCTGGCCGCAGCGGTCAGTGCGCAAAGCTGCATATTCCCCGGCGTCGCGTTGTTGATGGGAACGGACGGCTGACAATTAATCTGACGTAACAGGCCATCGAGAATCCGTGAATCCTCGGTGTAATCCGTGATAGCGATAAGTTCAGAGAGCGATAGCTGATGAGACTGCTCTGGGTTCAGCTTATGGCGCAGGGTTGCCGGGTGCATTCCAACGGCTTTAGCCACGTTAGTAAGGTTATGGGCCAAGGCAAAAGCCCGACATGCGTCATCAAGATAGTTACGTACTGAAACTTTATAATCGTACATGATTCGCCGCTTCCTAAATTGCAAAATCGAATTACTTAAACGTAACGTTGCAGCCCGAAAGCGCGTCGACTGTCATCGCGGCGAGATTAATAAGAATCTTCTCGCGTCGCATATCCTTGCGGGTTCTGTGGCGAGGCAAGCGGCCATCTTTGAGCATTGAATCAACAAGATCCTCATCAAGGCCAGTAAGCTCCATAAATTTCTTTTTTGTCACACATGGAACCTGAAGAGTGATTGAAACATGAGTAGTCATAGTGCAAGATTCCTCGTTTGAGCTTTAAACCGTAATGAGCGGTATTAAGCAGTAATTACTCCAAAACCGTAAATCGAAGTCAGACTAAGACTTCATTTGGAGTATGTCAACAACAAACACTCCAAAGGTGAAATTATGGACTTCAATAAAGGAGGGCAGGAAGTAATCAAGCGATTGCTTACTGCGTATGGATTCAAGACAAGACAGGCGCTTTGCGACCAGTTAGGCGCATCAGCAAGTACGATGAGTACGCGTTGGATGCGTGATGTTTTTCCTGCTGACTGGGTAATTCAATGCTCAATGGAAACAGGCGCATCACTGCAATGGCTTTCATTTGGAACAGGTGAACCATTCCCCAATGGAAGTGAAAATTCCTCAAAAGCGTATTTTAGTTCCGCTAATGAAAATGCGCTCAACGATGTAATGACCGTCCAGAAGAAAAAAATTGTTGATGGAAATTTATACGATGCGAATTTCTACATGCTTGATAAAGCAATGGTGCCATCTCATATCAGCAAACCGATCATTGTGGTTGATGACGACGTTCAATATTTAGCCGAGCAGAACACGGATGAAATTTCAGATGGAACATGGTTAATCGAGGTGGAAGGGCAAGTCAGCGTTAAAGAACTGACTCGCATACCCGTTGGAAGGGTACTCGTTAAACATCCGACTAAGCCTCAATCTTTTGAATGTGGCATAGAAGATTTGAAACCAATTGCTAAGTGTTACTACCGCTTAATGACAGACGTTTAATCTAGGGAATAGTAATTTTTGATACGTCAAAAACACACAGCTAAAGGAATCCCTGTTAGTAGACATAGGGGCTATTAATGACAGTTCGTAAGTTAGAAACCGGTCGTTGGATTTGTGAATGTTATCCTGCTGGAAGGGATGGACGAAGGGTCAGGCGTCAGTTTGCCACCAAAGGCGAAGCATTAGCATTCGAACGCCATACGATGGACGAAACGTCTGCTAAACCTTGGTTGGGCGAAAGCGTTGATAGAAGAACACTAAAAGATATTGTTGAGCTTTGGCACAAGCTACATGGCAAGTCTTTAACCGCTGGGGAACGTGTTTATGAAAAATTACTTTTGATGGTTGAAGCCTTGGGCAATCCGCTGGCCATTTCCTTTAACTCAAAAATGTTTGCTCACTACAGGGATAAAAGGCTGACTGGCGAAATTTACTTTAGTGAAAAATGGATGAATGGAGCCAGTCCTGTAACTATCAATCTTGAACAAAGCTACCTGAGCAGCGTTTTTAGCGAACTATCCCGGTTAGGAGAATGGACAGCCCCCAACCCGCTAGAAAACATGCGGAAGTTCACCATTGCAGAAAAAGAAATGGCATGGCTGACGCATGAGCAAATAGCAGAGCTGCTATATGACTGCAGCCGTCAAAGCCCCAAACTTGCCTTAGTTGTTAAGATTTGCCTGAGTACCGGCGCACGCTGGCGCGAAGCTGTTAACCTTACCCGTTCTCAAGTCACAAAATATCGAATTACTTTTGTCCGAACCAAAGGCAAGAAAAACAGAAGCATTCCCATTAGCCCGGAACTCTATGAAGAAATAGATGCGCTAAAGGGATTTAAATTTTTCGACGACTGCTATTTTCAGTTTTTGGCCGTCATGGAAAAAACATCCATCGTTCTGCCGCGCGGCCAGCTGACTCACGTTCTGCGCCATACCTTTGCCGCTCACTTTATGATGTCAGGTGGCAACATACTGGCACTACAAAAAATACTCGGTCATCACGATATAAAAATGACAATGCGTTACGCACATCTTGCGCCTGATCATCTTGAAACCGCGTTACGCTTCAACCCGCTGGCGACGATGCCCAGTGGCGGCAAAATGGCGGCAGCGGCTACCACTCCTTAATCCTAATTACCCCTTATTACCCCTTTAAGTGTTTGAATTTACTATAACTCATTGTTTTTAATAACCCATTTACATAAATGGGTTTTTTGTTGTCCGGGGTTTGGTATTGCCGCTTATGCACTTATGTCTCAGTGACCAAACATGGCCTCGGATGCCACTCAAGGGTCTTTCGGTTCTTACCACCCGTTCAAAAACTATTTTCCTGGTAAAAAAACCGTTTTACTGTCTATGTAAAATCAATAACGACCTGAACCATGACCATATTTTTGTCCTTGAAAGTTCCAACATAGAGCGTTTCTTGTGGATCACTGCCGCGCCAGCAAGTTGCCTCGATATCGCAGGTTGCCTGTTTTTTATAGCCTTTAGAGGTGAGGTAACGGTCCACCTGCCTGGTATCAGATGTCCCATAGAATTTGACCACATGCACCTGAGAAGCAGGCCCGCTAACATTGATAAAGCTAAATTCGTATTTTTCAGAAATCCGTGGCATTTCCTGTAAGATTTGGGGCGTGAAGAAGCGATACTCCCTTTCATCTTTTTCGGTATAGTAAGCACTTTCTGTAAATTCCATTTTGATATACGGAATAGCACAGCCGAATGCACCAGCCAAAAGCACAACCAGACCAATAAAGACTTTTGTCTTCTTACGCAT